AAGGGTAGGCTTATGTGGAAAGTACATGGGATTAATGGCTGTATTAACAATGATAAGAACCTATATATGTCGTTAGATCAAGCGGAAATGAATGCGCCTGAATATGCTTTTTTGCAACCAGTTGATGTAATTGAAATACAAAACAAGAAAAAAAACTATGCAAATGAATAGAATATGGGCAATGCCCAATAAGTGGACGTTTACAATTAAGCCAATAAGAGAGCTTCTGCAAGAGGAGGTAGATTTAACTAGTCTTTCAGTTGATCCCTTCTGTGGTGAAAATAGTATGGCTACTGTTAAGAACGATATCAATCCTGAAATTAAAGAAGCACAGTTTCATCAGGACGCACTAGAGTTCTTAAAAGAACAGCCAAGTAATAAATATGATGTTGTCTTATTAGATCCCCCATATTCTAATAGGCAAGTATCAGAACACTATAAAGCTGTCGGTAGGAAGGTGACTGGTTGGCATACCTCATCAGGCTGGTCTAAAACAATTAAAGATGAGGCCTCAAGAATATTAAAACAGGGCGGTAAAGTAATATGTTTTGGCTGGAACTCAATGGGGCTTGGTAAAGGCAGAGGCTTTGAAATGACACGGGTGCTATTAGTTCCTCATGGTGGTAGTAAAAACGATACAATAATAACCGTAGAAACTAAATTATAAATATGAAAAACTACCACGCAAGACTTGTCATCAACGATGCAAGCGAACTAAGTAAGGCCGAGGTAAAGAGAATGGCCGACTGGTTCAGACAACAAGCCAAATCCCTTAAAAGGGAACACAAGAACTATTCAAAGCGATACACCGCTAAATTATTAAAATAACCACAATTATATGAAAAGAAAAGATTTAACAGAACAAGAGATGAAAGTTCTAGAGTTCATGCACGTATGCAAGATAAACCCAGATGATTGGGGGACTATTTACGATGTACTAGAATGGCACTGGCCCAAGACAGCTTTAGTATGGCACGAAGAAACTAAAAAGAGATTAGACAGGATATCTAATGAGATAGCGGGAAAGAAGTCTAAACAGTGTGCTAATTGTAAGAATGACCCACAGCTCAAATGCTCTAATTGTCCCTAACCTTAATAAGAAATAGATATGAAAAAGAAAGAGATACTAGCATCGTTTGAGAAAGACCTGTTATATGGGCTAGGAGCAATTAAAGGAGGTCTTACCGCACACACAAAAGAGGAGGAGGCTAGAATATTTCAAGTAAGGGATATGGTTATGGATGTTATTTCTAGGTCATTCAACCAATACCTATTAGCCTGTCTCCCTGATGAGTTACCTGATGTAGATGATGTAGAATTGCAGTTGCAACACAATGTTTGGAATAATTGTTTAGAAGAAATTAAAACTAACGCTGGGATATGAGTTTAGAACAACAAGTGAAGGAGATAATGCACGATAACTGTTTTGCGTCTGTAGAGTGCTTTCGTGAAGAGAACGAGTCCAAACTAGCAAGAACCATCATCCTATTAGCAAAAGCTATTGATAAATTATCCTCAGCTTCCATTGACAATTAGTGGCTTACGTTCGATGATATATACATAGGTTTAGGGGGTTGCCTGTATTGTCGCAGGGCGATACGAAATACTTTATACATCACGCCATGGAAGGAAGGAGGATCTTAGTCTTCCCTGCTCGTGGTATAGAATGTTGTTACCAGAGGATATTTTATCTGTTGCACGTCCTTTCTATTTCAGAGCGAGACTCCACAGTCTTTCTCGTCCTCTGGTAATAACACCCCATGCTACAGAAGATTAGCCAAACGGAGCAGATAAGCTATTGGGAGGTAGGCTCTGTAGTCGATACTCATCTAGCCCTGCTCTGGCTGGTGGGGAACGGAGTGACCTAGGGAATTAAATATTTTGATATGAAGTGCGACATTTGTAAGAGGGTTATGAAGAAGAGTGAGATTGGCCGTGGGTACGGTAAGTTTGTTTGTGGTCAGGAATGTTTTAAGAAAGCAGGTGATGGCTATGTTGATAAAAGTTATCGACCTTGGACGAGTGGGATAAATAATTAGTATGAATGTTATTATTTTCTCTATTGGAGTTATAGCTGGTATTGCGCTGTGTGTGGCTTTATTGGTGATGGAGGTACTCTTTATCAAGAATAAGCATAAGACACCGTTAGAAGCGCTTAGAGGACGTGTGGAGGGCAAGCGTGCTGGAGTAATCATTGATAATCCTACTGCAGAGGGTGAGAGCATAGAGGAGTGGGTTGAAAAGGTTAAGGACGATGGTGATATTGGTGAGCGTGGATTTGATGAGTTTACTTTATAAATATACAATATGAAATTAAGACCACTGTCTGATGGTATTATAATAAATACTGGAAAAAAAGAGAAAACAACAGAATACGGGTTTGTTTTGGTTGATGAGATGTCAGGATTAGATTTACACGAGAAATCAGAAACTGCTACGGTAGTATCAACTGGTGAGAAAGTAACCGAGGTATCAGTTGGTGATAAAATTATATTTAAAAAGTGGGCAGTACAAGAGTTTGAAATAGACGATGAAAAATATTTATCTATCAAAGAAGAAGATATAATTGCTACTTATGAGCTTTGAGAATACATTTGAGGATGAGTTTAAGAGGATAAAGGATGAGAGGAAGTTGACTGCTGAGGAGTTGAGGATTAAGACTGAGATTGAAGGATTGGCTTGGAGGAAGTGGGTGGACTTTTATTGTAGGAGTTGTGATGAGGACTTTAAGTTGATTGGCAATAAAGGATATACGAGTTATAAGGGCGGACGTTGGTTTTATAGCGCTAAGTGTAAATGTGGTAAGGAGCTTATACGGCGCATTACTGATAAGGACGGTGATCCGTATTTTGTACAGAGTAAAAGGTTAAGGACCGATCGTAGACGATACTGGAAGGAGCTATTGCAGCGAGATGATCCTAGGTTTAGGGGAGTTTATGGTGATGATAATTTGCGTGAGGAACGAGAGAAGGAAGAAATGCAACGAACTAATTTTGATAATAAATAGATATGTTTGTAATTACTAGTGTGGTTGATGGTAGGTTTGCTTATCAAGCTGTTGTTATGGATGATGAGCGGGCTATTTACTATACTAAGAGTGGCATTAAGGATTTTGATGAGGCTAAAGAGAAACGCTGGATTGTTGAGGATAGTGGCATGAGTACGTTTGTTGGTGTGTTCAAGCCCTACGAGTTGAAGATTAAGGATACCGTGAATAAGTATTGGAGAGATAATAAATGGGAAATTACATAATATGTTTGATATTACTGACGAGCCAGTTGAGAACATTACGTTGATTAGGTTGAAGGAGCTTGTATCTTTTACTACAGGAGACAATGAGATATTGATGACAGAAGAGCAGGATAAGGCATATCGTGAGTTATTGCATGATGATGATAAGGATAATGAGATTGTTTTTTTATAGGTTTAATAAGATTTTAATAAAATAATATGGCGAGAGGACAACTAACGCAGGCTGAGAAGGAAGCGGATGTTGTTCGTTTGTTTACAGAAGATCCTACTAGAAGTGAGTCAGAAGTGGCTGAGGTTAGCGGAGTTGCTAAATCTACAGTACATGATATTAAGAAACGACAATTCGGGGATTTCGGCCGTGAAGAAACAATTCAGCGAATAATAGACAAGGATTTGAAGATTGTTGATAAAGGACAGGATAAGATAATAGCTAAGATTGAGGCGGGTAAAGGTGGATTAGGTGAGTTGGCTAAAGTGACTGAGGTGAGTTCAAGACGACATCAGTTGTTGAGTGGTGGCGCAACAGAACGTGTCGATAATAGGAATTTAAATGTCAACGTAAATGTTGACGCAAATAAATTACGTGAGGAGTTTGAAGATAAGCTAAAGAACGAATATTTAAAACCAGAGTTATGAGGTGCGATGGATGTGATGAAGATTTAGCACAAGGTGATTTGCTGAAAGATCGTGAGCAGATGATCTCTAAGTGTGGTGACAAGAAGTTTTGTTATTTCTGCATACTGGAACGATTGGGTACAAGTAAAGAGAAGGTTGCTAATTTAAAAGAAAGATTAAAAACCGATGACTAAGAAACTTAGTGACATATCTATCCATGCTTGGATACTTGAAAATGAGTTGAAGACCGAGAGTGGAAAGCCTTACGACATACGGAACCACATGTTCCTGTATGATATTTTGGCTGATTGGTCACCTAAGCAGGTTTGGTTAAAGGCTGCGCAGGTTGGTGGTACGTTAGCCGCGGCGCTCAAGAGCATGTATGCGGTTAAGGTGTTTGGATTGGATGCGATCTATACCATGCCATCTAGTGTTGATATCAAGGTATTGGTTGGTGGTAAGATCAATCGAATGATTGTCCACAATCCTGTGATGAACGATTGGATGGAAGATAAGAACAGTATTGAGCAGAAGCAGGTAGGTAACAACATGATCTACTATCGTGGAACAACGACAGAGCAACAGGCTATTTCTGTTACGTCTGATTTGAATATTCACGATGAGGTTGATCGTTGCACGCAGAGGATTATTGAGATGTATAAATCACGTTTAGATCATTCTGAATATGCTTGGGAGTGGTTCTTTTCTAACCCGAGTGTGGAAGGTAACGGCGTGAGCAAATATTGGAAACGATCCGATCAGAAGGAATGGTTTATCACTTGTCCGGAATGTAAGAAAGAACAATATCTTAAATGGGCTAAGAATTCAGAGGGCAATGTGTGCATGGAGCGTCAGGTGTTCCAGTGTAGATATTGTAAGGCTGAGTTGAGCAATGAGGATCGACGAGTAGGACGATGGGTGGCACGGTTTAAAGAT